GCAGTCGATTTCCAGCCAAGCCCTTACCGAATGAGCGCACAGCTTCTCGCTAAGGTGCGAGGATTGATCGCTCACGCACTTGATCCGCGTTCGATGGTGGGATAATGCCCGTTGCCGTCACTACTCTCAGAACCACATTAGCCACTGCTCTAGTTGATAACGCTAAGTGGCAGACTTTTGCTTTTCCACCTGCAACAGTCCTTGCTAACTCTGTGATTGTTTCTCCAGATGATCCTTATTTAACACCTAGCAACAATCAGCACATCACAATTAGCCCTATGGCTAACTTTAAGATTGTTATGACTGTGCCACTTTTTGACAATGAGGGAAACCTTAACGGGATAGAAGATACTGTTTGTAGCGTGTTCGCTAAGCTCGCAGCATCATCTTTGACCTATAATGTAAGCGCGATAAGCGCACCTAGTATTCTCAACGCTGCATCGGGAGACCTTCTCAGCTGCGAGATGTCCGTATCAATCCTAACGAGCTGGAGCTAAAATGTCCGAGTGGGAAAAAGAAAACGAAGCCTTCCTGATCAAAATCGGGCAGGTAGCACCAACAGCACCAAAGCCAGTAACTACTAAGAAGGACGAGGAATAATCTCATGGCTGTATTTCTAAATAACAAAGTCGGTGTGAAGATTAACTCTGTTGATCTTTCAGACCATGTCACAAGTATTACTCTGAATCGCACATTTGACGAATTGGAAGTCACAGCGATGGGTGACACAGCACACAAGTTCGTTAAGGGCTTGGAAGCATCATCTGTAACAATCGATTTCCTAAACGACACAGCAGCAGCAAATGTATTGGCAACACTACAGGCTGCATGGGGAACAACAGTCACATGTGTATTCCTTCAGGAAAAGGGAACAGCAGTTTCTGCAACCAACCCTCTATACACTGTTTCTCTGTTGATCAACAACACCACAGACATTAACGGCAGCGTTTCTGACATGTCCACACAATCGATTACATTTACTGCTAACTCAACAGTTGCAGTAGCCACTTCAGGCACATTCTAAAAAACTAACAAAGGGGCAAGCTCATGGCAAAACTAAAGATAGTTCGTACAGATGGAAGCGTACTAGAAGGCGAGATCACTCCAGCAGTGGAGTACTCATTCGAGCAGTACGCTAAAAAGGGCTTTCATAAAGCGTTCCGCGATGAAGAAAAGCAGAGCGATGTATATTGGTTAGCATGGGAAGTAACACGCAGGTCAGGTGAAACTGTTAAGCCTTTCGGGATTGACTTCATCGAGACATTACGCTCAGTAACTGTCGAGGATTCAGACCCTTTAGCTTAAAGCGCGATCTTCCGTTCACCTACCTAATTGCTAGGCTAAGCATTAGGTTGGGAATCGCGCCACAGCAGTTATTAGATCTAGATAAGACTATGCTCGATGCATTAGTGCAGGGGCTCAAGGATGAAGCGAAAGAGGTGAGCGATGCCAACAGAGGTAAAAGGCGCAATCGCACTTCGTAAAGCCCTTAGAGAGTTTACACCTGATCTTGCTAAAGAAACTCAGAAAGAAATCGCAGCAATTCTTAAGCCGATTACTGTCAAGGCTCGTGGGTTCATTCCATCTAGCACGCCTTTAAGTGGATGGGCTAAAAGCGGTAATGGCACTTGGGGTAATCGAGTCTGGTCATCTTCTGAAGCCAAGCGTGGTGTTGGCTATAAAACATCTCCTTCAAAGCCTAATCGTTCAGGTTTTCGCGCCCTTGCTCGCATCGTTAATGCTTCACCATCTGGCTCTATATATGAAACTGCTGGTCGATTAAATCCACAGGGCAGACCTCAAGCTCCATTAGTTAAAGTAGTAGCACCTAGTCACTCTAATTTTGGAAAGACAATTCGGTCAGGATCTAAAGGCGAATCTGTCAGCAATAACCCTAACGCTGGTCAACAATTCATCGATGCTATGAGTCGCACTTCACCTATTGTTAATGCTTATCAAAGAGAAACAGGGCAGGCAGGTCGCGCTTCTCGTAAGATGAAGGGTCGCGCAATCTTTCGTGCATGGGCAGAAGATCAAGGCAAGGCTAACGCAGCAGTTGTTAAAGCAATTGAAGATTCTAAAATGAAATTTGAACAGAGAGTGAAGGGCAACTAATGGCAGCAGATGTGAAAATTGATATTGCTGCCGAATTTACTGGCAAGAAGGCTTTTAGACAAGCTGATACAGCAACAGAAAAGATGAGCAAGAATGTCAAGAAATTGGCAGGGGCTTTAGGTCTGGCTTTTGGTGGTCAGCAGATTCTTGCTTATGGTAAAAAAGCAGTTAAGGCAGCAGCAGAAGATGAGAAAGCACAAAAGCAATTAGCCCTAGCTCTTAAGAATGTTGGACTTGGTCGAGATGCAGCATCTTCTGAGGATTACATCCAGAGACTACAAAGCGAGTTCGGCATTCTCGATGACAAGTTGAGACCCGCGTATCAGACACTAGCGGTCGCGACACAGAATACTAGTGAAGCACAAAGACTTCTTAATCTTTCATTAGACATAAGTGCTGCAACTGGCAAGGATTTAGGTTCTGTAACAGGAGCATTGAGTCGTGCATACCTAGGCAATAACGCTGCATTGTCTCGTTTAGGCGTAGGCATCTCAAAGGCAGATCTTAAAGCTGGCAAGTTTGAAGATATCATTGGGCAACTTGAAACAACATTTAAAGGAGCAGCAACACAAGCTGCGAATACATTTCAGGGCTCAATCGATAAGTTAGCAGTTGCATCTGCTAATGCTTCTGAGATTATCGGTACAGGTTTAATCGATGCACTTAAAAATTTAGGTGATCAAGATTCAGTCGATAACCTAGCAACTGCAATGCAGAACACGGCTATTTACATTGCAGATGTTATTCGCGGTATTGGCATACTAGCTGGTCAATTAAACAAAATTCCGGGGTTCAAGAATGCCGGCATTGAAGATTATGTTCAACTCATCCCCATTCTTGGTTCATATCTTAGCCTTCTTGCTGAGGCTGGTCGGGTTCCAGCTGGCAGCGGTGTAGAGGCACAAGGTTTAGCAGATTTAGCCAGATTACAGGCTGAGTATGTCGTTAAGACTTTAGCGGCTAAAAAGAAACTTACAGCAACGGAAATAGCAGCATTAAAGGCTGCTAGATTAAAACTGGCTATTGATAAGGCGCAACTGGCTCTGAATAAGGGCAACGATGTCTTTGACATGGACAAGATCCAGAATGCAGCAGCTCTTAAGAATCAAGCCGAGCAACTAGCCAAGTCCACCACTGACACACAAAGACTCCAGATCGCTAATGACACTGCTCGCCTAAATGTAAAGCAATCTATTTCAAATCTTGAGGATGCTATTGCTGCTAAGGATGAGGCAGCCATCGTTAAGGCAACCGAGAAGTTGAACGCTGACCTCAAGATTCTCGGTGCTCTTACTAACCAAGACTTAAAGCTAAAAGATATTAAATCAATCCTTGAAGGTCTTAAGCCAGCCGACCTAATCAATCTAGGCAACCTAGATGCAGCACTTGCTAAGATCCGAGAGATGCTTGACTTACTGGCTAAGGCTAATACCGAAAGCAAAGCCAAGATACCGACAAGCGGGTCGCTAGGTTCTGGCATTCCAGCAGGAGACTTCATTGCGCCTATCTCAACAGCAGGCGGCTCTATCGCGGCTATCCTAGAATATGCAGATGCAGCTACTGCTCGGGCGAATGCTTTTGCAGATTTACTAGATATGCAGAATGCATCGGATCTACGAGATCTAATTGCTTATCAATACTCGGTCGGTGATTTTGGTGGCTACAGTCCTAACATGAACAGTGGAGGCTCTAAAGCTCCAGTGGTAAATGTGTACGCTAACACTATTGCTAACCCTGACGAGCTAACCAACTTAATTCAAAATTCTATTATTAAGTTAAATAGCAGAGGTGACGCACTAGTCAGGGTTGGTTCTTTGTGACCAGACCAGTTATCAATGTAGTCATTGACTTTTCTACAGGGGCTTCATTCGGCTATCCGTTTATACTTGACTCATCCGTACTAGATGGTGCAGATGTCCTCTCAGATAGCCCTGCAAGCCTTGTTGTCGATGTTTCTAGCCTTATTGACTCAGTACAGACTAATCGAGGCAGACAGATCTCAGCAGAGGTTTTTCAGACTGGCACAGCTTCAGTTCGCATCATCGACCAGAATGGTGACTTCAACCCGCAAAATACGGCATCGCCTTACTACACATATTTGAGCCCTATGCGTAAGATGACTATTACTGCAACATACGGCGGTACGACTTACCCAATCTTTGCTGGCTACATCACAGGCTATAACACTACGACCCCTAAGTTCGAGGGTGATCTTGTCTATACCACAGTAACGGCAGTAGATGGCTTTAGACTTTTCCAGAATGCACAATTTTTTGGCGTAGTCGATGCTGTTGCAGGTGAGACCACAGGCTCACGCATTGGCAAGATCCTAGACACTATCGGCTGGCCTTTAGCCCTACGCGATATTGACACAGGCTTAACTACTGTGCAGGCAGATCCAGCCACACAGCGCACAGCACTAGGAGCTTTGCAGACTATTGCTACTACTGAGTATGGTGCTATCTACATGGATGCGCAGGGTCGATGCGCTTTCCAAGATCGCAATGTGACAGTCGGTACAATCGCAGGCACACCTATTGTGTTTAATGACGATGGCACAGGAATTGGTTACTTTGATGTTAAGTGGGTCTTTGACGATACTCAGATCTATAACCTAGCAACCGTCACACGCACAGGTGGCACAGTCCAGACCGTCAGCGATGCTGCCTCTATTGCTAAGTACTTTACCCACAGCTATAACCAATCGGGGCTTCTCATGCAGACCGATGCGGAGGCTTTAGATTATGCACAGGCTTTCATCGCATCTCGTAAAGAGACTTCAACCCGCGTGGACGAGCTGACTCTAGATCTTCAGCAGGATAACTACACGGCTGGCACTGTTGCAGCTTTGACAATGGACTTCTTTACCCCTGTCAGTATCACTACGACCCAGCCTAATAGCACCACGCTATCTAAGACAGTGCAGGTCTTTAATGTTGCTCACTCAATCACACCTAATTCGTGGAAAGTGCGCTACGGCACAGCAGAGCCGATCATCGATGGTTTCATCCTTGACTCGACATTATACGGTATTCTAGACACTAGCGTTTTCAGTTACTAAGGAGCATCATGGCAACAGGTTTCCCATTTAGCACAGGTCAGGTTTTGGCAGCAAGCCAGATGAACGGACTCACATCCTTCACCATTGGCACAGCGAACACAGCCGACTATACAGCAGTCTCTGCTGACCAGTACCAAGTGCTAGAGATCATGAACAAGGCAACAGCGATTGCCTTTAAGATCCCTACTAACGCATCTGTTGCTTTTCCTATCGGTACTGTGCTGACAGTGCTTAACATTGGCGTGGGAGTCTGCACAATCTCAGCTGTAACATCTGGCACAACTACAGTCCTATCAGGTGGCGCAGTAGCTGCAGCTCCAACCCTTGCTCAATACAAGTCTGCCGCTTGCATTAAGACTGGCACAGATACATGGTATGTGGTGGGTGGAATTGCTTAATTCATTCGTATCTGTCTTAGACAGTGGTGGAGCAGGTGGTGGCACAGCTTTCGAGTCCATTGCTACTGCTACTGGATCAGGTCAGACAACTTTAACCTTTTCTAGCATCCCTAGCACTTATACGGCTCTACAGATCCGTTATGCGATCAAGCCTACAACTGGTACAGGTGAAGCATTGCGTTTACAAGTTAATGGCGACACAGGATCTAATTACTCTCGCCACGCTTTAGCAGGTAATGGATCTACAGCAAATGCAAGCGGTAGTGCTTCAGGTACATTTACTTGGGCTGGAGATAATGCGGCTGGGACACAAACTAGCGGGTATCCGTATGTGGGTCTTATTGACATCCACGATTACGCTTCAACCACAAAGAATAAAACTGTTCGCACTTTTGTAGGTACAGATAGCAATAGCGCAGGTGGTGTTTCATTAACAAGTGGTGTTTGGTTAAACACAGCAGCCATTACTTCTGTTACTTTGTTTTTTCCAAGTGGTGACTCATTGGCTACTGGATCATTAGTTTCACTATACGGAATCAAGGGAGCGTAAATGCCAGCAACATACGAGCCAATCGCTACCACGACTTTATCAGGTTCTACCAGCGAAGTTACATTTACTTCTATTCCTGCAACATTTACTGATTTAAGATTAGTATTTGCAGGTGTTTCATCTGCTCAAGCATTATGTATTCAATTTAACGGTGATACTTCGACCAACTATTCTTTAACTGTATTAAGAGGCGATGGTACATCTGCGGTATCATCCCGCAACACTTCTATTGACAGACTAATTGTTTGCTCATTAACTGGTACTAATCCAAACTTACTTACGACAGATGTGTTTTCTTATGCTGGTTCAACATACAAGACACTTCTAAGTTCATCGTCTGAAGACAATAACGGTAGCGGTAATACAAGGCAATCAGTAGGTCTATGGCGTAGCACATCTGCCATTACATCTTTAAGGCTTTATGGCTTTTCAGCTTCAAACATTACTGGAACCGCTACTCTGTATGGGATAAAGGCAGCATAATGGCAAATACCTACACACTCATCTCATCCAATGTCCTTAGCAGCTCTGCTGCATCTGTTACCTTCTCTGCTATTCCTGCTACTTATACGGATCTGGTAGTGCGCTTTAGCGTAAGAGGCGATCAAGCAAGCGCAATAAGTGACTTCACATTAAGGTTCAATTCTGACTCAGGTTCTAACTATTCTGAGACTAGATTACTAGGCTTCAATGGAACAAATGTTCTTTCAGATAGACTTTCAAGCCAAACAAACATTCAGAATATTACTGTCAATGGCTCGACTTCAACTGCTAGCACTTTTAGTAATGGCGAGATTTATCTGCCAAATTACACGAGCACGACCAGTAAGCCAATCTCAGTCTTTGATGTTGTCGAGAACAATAGCGCAACATCAAACCAAGTCTTAGCAGATGCTGCTTTGTACAGAAACAGCACAGCAATCAGTTCTATGACTTTTACTGCTAACGGCAATTTTGTCTCAGGTTCTAGTTTTTACCTTTACGGAATTTCCAAATCTTAATTAACCAAGGAGCAACAATGACAACAGCAATCGAAATCAACTGCGAAACAGGCGAAGTCACAGAGCGCCCATTGACTGCCGCAGAGATCGCAGCAAACGAAGCAGCAGCAGCACAGGCTGAGGCAGATCGTGTAGCAGCAGAGGCAGAAGCAGCAACTAAGGCTCAGGCTAAGGCCGCACTACTGGAGAAGCTTGGCATCTCTGAGGATGAAGCGAAGCTTTTACTTGGATGAAGGTAAAACTCTCTAGAGCTGCTATTCAATTAAGAGAGCAGATAGATGACTCGTTCCCAGATCGTGACCGCACATCGGATGGTTGGGTCGGTGATACCAGACACGCTGCTCGCAAGTCAGATCATAATCCAGATGAGCAGGGCTGGGTACGCGCCATTGATGTGGACAAAGACTTATTCAAGGGCGGGAAGCCCGACATCATGGGAGATCTTGCTGATCAGCTTCGTACCTTGTCCAAGTCAAAAGCAGACAAGCGTATTAGTTACATCATTTACGATGGACGAATCTGTTCCAGCATCCTTAACTGGAAGTGGCGCAAGTACACAGGGGCTAACAAACACACTAAGCACATGCATGTTAGCTTTAAGAAAGAAGCTGACAATGATGGGGCTTTTTTTCAAGTATCTATGTTAGGAGCATCTAATGGATAATCTACTTCTCATCATCGCAGGTATTGCAGGCGTTGCACTACTGCCAGCACTACGCACAGCTATTAAGTCATATCGTGCCCGTAAGTCAGCAGCAGACATTATTGTCGATGCGCTAGAGGCAGCTATTGACGAGGTAGATAAGAAGTGACACAGGCAGACTTCTTCACCCTTTACATCGCCACCATTGCTGCACTGGGTGGGTTGTCTGGCTATGTCATCACGCATCTATTGTCAGAGATCAAAAGACTCAACACGCGAGTCGATGAGATCTATAACATACTTCTTGACAGGTAACATTCTGCTATGGCAAGAAAAGCAACTAAGGCATTAGAGGAGCAAGGCTACTCAAAGCTTGATGCTTATTGCATTGGGCTTTATGAGTACTTCTGCTCTCTTAAGCGTGCAGGTTTCGCAGAAGATGTAGCCATGTTTATGATTACAGAACCACAGGCTTACCCTCACTGGATTCTTCCAGACCCCATTGCGCCTGAGAAGTTTGGCGATTATGAAGATGAGGATGACGATTAAGCGAATAGTCGTAGTCTCGGACTTACAAGTCCCATATCACGACAGGGTTGCAACCCGTAACCTTGCTAGTTTCATCTCTAAATTTAAGCCAGATCAAGTAGTCACTATTGGCGATGAGATCGACCTCCCACAGATAAGCAAGTGGGAAGAAGGGCGCATGGGCTCTTATGCCCAGACCCTAGATGATGACCGTAACGAGGCTGTGCAACTTCTCTGGGAGTTAGGCGTTACAGATTGCATCCGTAGCAATCACACAGACCGCCTCTATAACATCATCATGGCTAAAGTGCCTGCATTCGGGGCATTGCCAGAGCTGCGCTTTGAAAAGTTCATGAAGTTTGATGAGCTAGGCATAACCTTTCATAAGAACCCTATGCCTATTGCACCTAACTGGATTGCAGTCCATGGAGACCATACCCCTATCAAGCCACAAGGGGGCTTATCAGCCCTTGAGGCAGCCCGTAGGCATGGAAAGAATGTTATCTCAGGTCATACTCACAGAGCAGGGCGTTCAGCCTTCTCAGAGGCTTCTGGAGGGCGTATAGGGCGTGTCCTACATGGTGTTGAGGTAGGCAATCTTATGGACTTTAAGCAAGCTGCGTACACCAAGGGCGTGGCTAACTGGCAACAGGCTTTTGCCATCATTTATGTGAACAAGGCTAAGGTGCAGGTGGATCTTATTAACATCGAAAAGGACGGCACATTCATTGTGGCTGGAAAATCCTACGGCAGACCTAGATAATCGTTATCGTTTCGTTACACAAATGTCCGTGACTTTGTCGGATGTGCATGAGACTCTAATTCAGTAAGCAACCGAGGGCGTTGCTTGCAGTTAGGTAGAAGAATGAACTCCATAACAATTATTGGGATTATTGGCTTATTTATAGCCACTAATTTTATCTGGTATTGGCAAGGCTACAAAGATGGTAGGCGAGAAGGCTGGCACAAAGGTCGCAGCCTTGCCCGTTCGTTGGCAGATCATGCGAGCTAATGAAATCTTACTCACAGCCACCGACACGATCCGCGATCGTGGGCTTTCGTACGGTCACCCTGCGGATAACTTGCAGCACACCGCAATGCTCCTCAGTGCATACCTACAGACACCGATCCACGATTATCAAGTCGCAGGGATCATGGTGCTCGTTAAACTTGCGAGGACTAATCAATCCGCACAGCACATCGACAACTGGGTCGATCTATGCTCATACGGAGCACTAGCAGGGCAACTAGCTACAGAGGAGAATGACCTTTATGTTTAACCTAGCCGATTACGAGCCAGTGGAGGTGAGACTTGAAAAGTTTATTAAGGATTATCCATCATTCCGCATTGCAACAGAGCTTGAAGTGGTCGAGGCATCTCGATACATTGTTAAGGCGTATCTATTTAAGGATGCTAGCGATGGCGTTGCGTGGGCAACGGGATACGCTGAGGAGACAGTTTCTAGTCGCGGTGTTAATCAGACTTCAGCACTGGAGAATTGCGAGACTTCGGCAATCGGCAGAGCACTTGCAAATGCAGGTTATGCGCCTAAAGGAAAGAGACCAAGTCGAGAAGAAATGAGCAAGGTAGTAGCTGCTAAGCCAGTCAAGCCACCTGTTCAAGAGGTTAAGGCAGACGATCAGGATTACTGGACTACACCTGTTGGACAATATAACGGTGTCGTTGATGCGCCTGTCACGCTTGACAAAGCAATGGAAACAGTTACAGCAATCATGGGTACAGCAGAGGCAGTCGAAGCACCATCGTGCGAGCATGGACACATGCAATGGCGTGAGGGTGAGAAGAATGGAAAGGCATGGGGTGGCTACTTCTGCAATACAGCGATCTCATCAGCTCATCGATGCCCTACTAAATGGTTCAACCTTGGATCAGATGGTAAGTGGCAGCCACAGAAAGCGAGAGTGTAATGGGCAACATTGGAATCAAGATCAATGGTGAATGGGTTGATTTAATGTCTGCCTTTGTGCCATGTCAGTTATGCAATGAACCAGTACAGATAAAGGACTTAGAGGATATTTCATCCGACTCAGTCAATGGCGTAGTCACATGGCAATGCTCTAAATGTAAAGCTGTGAATGGCTAGTCAAGCAAGGAAACACAGAGGTTTCCGTACAGAGCGCGTAGTAGCTGAGTACCTATCGACTTGGTGGCAGGGCGCATGTGTGGGAAGAGGTAGCGGTAAGGATATTGTGAATGTTCCGTTCGATGTTGAAGTCAAAGCCCGTGCTGGGTTTCAACCTCTTGCATACATAAAGCAATTGAAAGCTCGAACAGCCATTTCGGGGGAATTAGGCTTTGGAGTGATTAGACTCAACGGACAGGGTGAGGATGCGCGTGAGTATGCCGCGATAATCCGACTTGAGGATCTCTTACCGCTACTCATATTAAGATATGGTCACCTAGACAAAGAACCTACTGAGGCAGACATACACCGATGCTCTGGATGTGGGTCATACATGATAAGGAAGTGTTTAACTTGCCAACCTACGATTACAAATGCAGCCGATGCAATCTCAATCAAGAGGTTAGCCATGGATGGCACAATCGACCAGTAGTGCTATGCAATTATTGTAATGAGCCAATGGTCAAAGTAATCGGGGCAGCAGCTACACACTTTAAGGGTAAAGGCTTCTACAGTACGGATAAATAGTTATCCACAGAAGTTATCCACAGGAGGTTATCTTGAAACGAAACACCGCTCTGAGCAGGACTTTTACAAATGGATTTGACAGCGATGGTACGCTAACTCAGCAGAGCCTCTCAAAGGCTCACCGCGAGCCCCTTAGGGGCGTAGCTCGCGGGGTGCTAGTAGCTATTGGGATAGCTCTATGCATCATGCCTGATGCAGGTGGATCTAAACCAATGCAATATGTAACTTATAAAGAATATGCATTACATCTATTACATTACGATTATAAGCAATATGCATGTCTTACTAAGCTATATGGTAAAGAGAGTGCATGGAATCCTAAGGCGCGCAATGGTAGCCACTATGGAATACCACAGGGTAAGAGTAAGTACCTTGCTACACTGGATGGGTATGGTCAGGTACGATGGGGCTTATCATACATAGAGCATAGGTACTCAACACCATGCAATGCATTAGATCATTGGAAGGCTAACAATTGGCATTAGACAAGCTGAACTCTCGTAGGTATAGAGAGCAGCGTGAACGCGTGTTCATGCGTGATGGTAGATCATGCCAGTTATGTGGCACAGATGAGGGTGAGATGCACATTGATCACATCATTCCACGCAAGGTAGGTGGAGACCACAGCCTTGATAATCTAAGAGTGTTATGCAAGTCATGCAACCTGCGCAAGGGTGCGCTCAATGAGGGGGTTTTTTTAGCACAGACGGCTAC